TGAGGCTAGAACCTAACCACAGCCTAGAGGTTGTCGAGGAAACTCGGTATGTTGATTTAGCCCCAGCCCAGCGTAAAGTGTATGACAAGTTCGAGCGTGATTTGGTAGTGTTCTTGGAAGGTAATCCTATGATTGCCGAAGTGCCGATTGCTGCGAGAATTAGGCTTAGGCAGATTACTCTGGCTGTGCCAACGATTGTGGATGATGAGATTATTTTTGCTGAGGATGCCGTATCAACTAAGTTCAAAGCATTACAGGAAATAATTGAAGATTATCCAGATGATGCTATGTTGCTCTTGACAGATAGTCAAAAGTATGCTAGAATTGTGGCAAGGCGATTAGGCGATAAAGCGTTTGAGTGGTCAGGTCAGGCATCACAGAGCAATCGTGAGGAAGCCAAGCAGAAGTTCTTGCGAGGTGAAATCAAATACATTGTGGCTGTAATCCCAGCGATTGCCGAAGGTGTGGATGGCTTACAGGATGTGTGTAGCACCATAGTTTGGCTCTCGCATAGCGACAGCAACATTCTAAACCAACAGGTTATAGACCGAGTTCGTAGGCGTGGGCAGAAACAGGTTGTAAAGATTTATGACATTGTTGCTCGTGATACTTATGACGAAGGTCAGATATCCACACTGCTACAAAGACAAATAGAGATGAACGCAACTTTGAAGAAAGAAGGTAATAAATGATTTATGATATTTTAGGTGTTGGGGTTTTGTTGTTCCTATCAGGAGTGGCTATATTTGCTGTTGGAATACATTTCTTTATTGTGATTGCTTCGCTATTCGCAAAGCCAATCAGCATTGGTAGCACAGATAGATATGTAAAAGTAAAGGAGAAGGATTACGATTATGACACAGATTACTAATGTGAATGAAATAAATAAGTATCTTAGTTGGGTTAGAGATAAGCAACTTTATCCACCACAGAACTCGCCAGAGGAATACGCAGACTGGGTTGAAATGTCAGTGGCTCGTGATAAAATGAAACTAATTCAAGACTTGTTGGGTTCAGGCTTGATAGATGACAAGTTCCGTGCTAAGATTGTAGATATAATGTATATGGAGGAGAACAATGAACCAGAATGATAGAGAAGAGTTCTTCAATGATGTTGTGGATTATTTCCCGACAGTAGTTGAGAAGCCTTATAATGAGAAGGAGAATGTATTTATGGATGAAGAAGTAAAACCAGTAGTTGTGGAGGCTAAGAAGTCGCCACGCATCAACCCTGATGCTATCCCTGTGCTAGCAACAGCAGTTGGGCTTGTATCGTTGCTTATGATTACATCATTCGCAGTATCGTTCAGTGGTATCTATGAGGTATCTGCTTGGACAGGCTTGCCACCGTTCTTACAGTGGCTACCAGCAGTCTTTATTGACGCTGCAATCCTAGCCTACACTATTTCACTAATCGTATTTAAGGCTCGTGGCGAGTCAGTTTGGAGGACTATACTTGGTCTATCGGGTTTTGCGGCAGTTTCTGTTATTGCTAATATCAGTCACACTCTCTCTTATTGGGATGGTTCTTTTACTGATTTTCGTGCTTGGGTTGGTGTGCTTATCACTGCTTCAGCCCCTATCGCAGTTCTACTCGCATCAGAGGAGATTACTCGCCTTGCGTTCGAAACGAAAGAGAAATAATGATTGACGAAGACGGCAACCTAATCACTGAGTGCTATTGTGACCCTTGTGGAGAACCTGAGTGCTCTTGCTACGGAAAGCGTTGTGGTTATTGTTTGGATAGTGATTACTAATGACACATCTAACTAAAAAAGAAACAGTGTATTTTATAACATTCGCAATAGTTTCAATGACAATTATGTTTGGTGGATTATTCTTCTGGGCACAAACCCAAGTGGATAACAATTGCTGGAACAAATATGCAACAGAGGAGCAAGCAATAACTAACTGTGAAGGAGGATAGCAATGGTAGATTACAAGTTCAAGAAGAAACCTCGTGGTAGCCACTGCTCTAAGGGTCACGAGTTCACCGAAGAAAATACTTTCATCAGGTCTTACGACAATGCCAGAGTGTGTAGGGAATGTCGCAAGCAATATGCCAAGGAGAAGTATCAACGCAACAAGGAAAAAAATGGTGGAGTAGCAAGACCAAGAAAAGATAAAACTAACTTGACAGATTATGTTTTCTATGCTACAATGTCACCAGAGGCACAGAGAGCATACGAAGTTCTTACTGTTGGTATCAATAACACGAAGACACCTTGTATGGTCAATGGACCTGAGTGGTATACAGACAAGCCACAATTAGTTTCGCCAGATGAGGCAGAACAGTTGTGTTATGGATGCCCATTACTAAAGATATGTTATGACTATGCAGTTGCAGATGACCAGAAGTGGGGTATCTGGGGTGGAATTAACTTTACAGAACACGAGGAGGAACTATTTGATGATAACTTTTGATGATATGAAAGTGTCGGAACTAACAGCAGGTCTGTTCAAGTTGCAGACTGACAGAGATAAGCAACACAAGGTTGGTGCTAGCCAGATTTCTGACCCTTGCACTAAGCACTTGGCTCACGCACTGATGGGCACTGCACAAGGTGAACAGAAGTATTGGATGGGTGGCAAGATTGGAACTGCTGTGCATAGTTTCTTGGAGGATGCAATCTCTAAAACAACTGATGATGCTTTCAAGGATGCTATTGTGGAAGAGAAGATTACGCTTGGTGAGTTGCCTAATTATGGCACTGTGAGTTCTAAGCCTGACCTTGTGCTACCACATAGTCGTCAATTGCTTGACTGGAAGACTTCCACTCGTGCAAAGGTAAAGAAGTTGCAGAACCTTGTGGCTGGCTTGAAGGATGATGAGGATAGCAAATATACTCTTCAGAAGTATGTTGGACAGGCTCAGTTGTATGCTTGGGGTTTGAATAACTCAGGCACACCGATTGACCGAATTACATTGGTATTCATAAACCGAGATGGCACTTACGAGAATGACATCTGGTCTTATGGTGTTGATTACAACCCTGACTTTGCTCAGGCACTCTGGTCTAGGCTAGAAACTCTATGGGATGAACTCCAGAATGGTTCTCATCCAGACAGTTACCCGAATAACTCTAACTGCTACAAGTGCAACATTGGCATTTAGACACGCCAAAACATATTTGACTACAAACTCTAATATGTGTGGTATAATATTCATCTCACAACAACGCAACAAATAGAATCTAGGAGGAAACTATCGCTACTACAACTACCACGGAGTTCCCAGAACTACCGTTTATGAAACTAATCCACAAGGCAGAAGCCTTGAACGCACCGAAGAGCATTTTGCTTTACGGAGATGCAGGTCGAGGTAAGACTTGGCTTGCTGGCTCAATCTCTGATGTTGTTGGTTATGAGCCAACACTACTGATTGATGTTGAAGGTGGAGCATCTGCTATCGCTCGTGACTTCAAGAATGTTGATGTTATCAGCATTACAACTCACGAGCAGTTTGTGCAGGTAACTGCATGGCTACTATCAGGTAAGTCCAAATACAAGACTGTCATCATTGACACAATTGGTGTAGTAATGGACCGTGCCGAGAAGTTCTTTGGTGAGAAGCCAGAGAACCAGAACAACAAGTTTGCCAAGTGGGGCGACTTGAAGAACTGGGCAAATGAAATCTTCCGTGCGATGCACACAGCACCGTTCGTAAGCATTTTGATTGCACACGCTCTAGATGACAAGGATGAAAGCACTGGTGCAATTAAGACCACTGCTATGCTTCCAGGTTCATTCAAGAGCACATTGCCTTCCATTCCAGATATCGTAGGATACCTAGGCGTGGAAAACACTGAGGATGGTCCTCAGCGTGTGTTGGTAGTCGGTCAGTCGGAACGCCTTGTAACCAAGAACCGTTTCAACTTGCCACCAAAGATTTACCAGCCATCGATGGGTAAAATCATCGAACTAATCAACCAAGGAGGTAGTAAATAGTGAGTATTTCACTAAACTTCACGGCAGAAGACCTGTCGTCAAATTCAACTGGTGACTACGGAGTAGTCCCAGCAGGTAGTTACAATGCAACTATCTTCGATGTAAAACAGGAAACTGTTAAGTCGGGACCAAACGAGGGTAAGCCTCGTTTCAACATCCAGTTCCGTATTAGCGAAGGACCGAGCGAGAATCGCAGAGTCTTTGGTTATGTAGCCCTTTACAAGGCTGGGGACTACTGGAAGACCCAAGCGTTCTTCAAGGCACTAGGTTATGACCTAACTGCTGGCGAGTTCAAGGTTCCAACTCCACAGGAACTGTCAGGCAAGGCAATCGGCGTGCGTGTCAAGGTGGGGAAAGACCAAGACGGCAATGACCGTAACGAAGTCGCTGGCTTCGATACTGCCAGTGCTAGTGCGTTACAGGATGTAATTATGAGTTCCATTGGAGCAACTCATGTAACATCTGGTTCAGTCTGGTAATACCAGAAATGGGCAACCCTGAGCATGGTTTAAAACTGCTTACAAGCCCCTACTGGGTCCCACGCTTTTGCTCTCCTCCTTTGTGCGTGTGGCTAGGTTCGATTCCTAGATGGGGCACTGCCACGGTATGGCAACTAGCCGTGGATAACTTCGCCTTTTGTTTCGTCATCAGGAGTAGTTGCAGGACTGTGCTACTTGACCATCGTGAATATAGTAGTTAGATGGCTTCCGTATGGTTGTCAGGGGAGCGATACCTCGCAGTCCACAATTAATAAACTATTATCAAAGGAGGATATATGAAGACAGGTGATTTCTTAGATGCCATTTATGGAGATGCAAATGGCTTAGCCACGGTTGTAACTCGTGGTGCATCTGGTGAACTCACAGACCAGCAGTTTTTTGAATACCCACAGCAGAAAGATGCTATGGTTGCACTTGCCACTCAGAAGGCAAGTGATGATGTTTACTACTCACCGATTCTCTTTAACGCACCACGCCGTATCAAAGAGAACGCTAAGACCGTTCATGTTATCTATTCAGATGCCGACACCTGTGCACCAGAAAACTTTCTTGTAGAACCATCAATCTCAGTGCAGACCTCGCCTAATCGCTGGCACTGTTACTGGATGCTGGACTCTGAGGTTGACCCACAAGTTGCTGCATTGCTTTCAAAGAAGATTGCCTATGCACACGCACACCAAGGATGCGACAAGTCTGGCTGGAATACCACTAAACTACTTCGTATTCCAAACAGCATGAATCGCAAAGAGGGAGTAAACCACGCTATCACAGCAAATGCAACTGGTTTGGTTTACTCCCTAGCCGATTTGGATGCAGTGTATGGTGATGTAGAAGTCGAGCCAATTCGTGAACTATCTCTAGAGCCACTGCCAACAGGATGGCCTGAACTCATCAAGACTATGGGTAAGATTCAGTCCAACCCAGAGATTGTTGGGCTTTACATGAACGAGCCAGGACCTAGCACCGACATGAGCAAGTTGCTTTGGAAGTTAGAGATATCACTTTTCAAGCAGGGACTAACTGCCGAAGAAGTGTTCGTAATTGCTCGTGGTGCTAAGTGTAATAAGTATCACTCACCTAATCGCCCAAAGCGTTCTGATGCTGATGGCGACCTATGGCGTGAAGTCCAGCGTGCCTCAGTGTCTTACAAAAGTGGTGAAGTCGCACAGGTGATTGACCTTGCAGACATCGAGCCAACCTTGCAACTGACTAAGCCTTTGTTTCTATCTGATTTAGAGCGTAGGGCTGTGCTAAACAAGCCAACATTCATTGACCAATATAAAGACTGGGCAACCAGCAAAACTGATGGTGCTATCCAATACCAGATTGCTAGTGCGTTTACCCTGCTCTCTTGCGTGTTCTCTGACATCGGCTATGCCGTGCCTAAGTTCGGGAAGATGGGGCTAAACCTTTGGTTCATGGTGCTTGGTGAAACAACGCTTACTCGTAAGTCTACTAGCCGTAACCTCATGCTTCGTGCTGTTCGCCAGTTCGAGAAGTTCTCTGGCTACCAGATTGATATTGGTTCTGATGCGACCCCAGAAGGTCTTACGGCGATTCTGGCTGAGCGTGACAAGCAGACCAGCCTATTGCACAGAGATGAAGTTCAAGGTATGTTCAAGGACTTTATCAACAAGACATACATGGCATCAGCCGCTGAGCGTTTTACTGAGTTGTATGACGGTCATGTTCCTGTGACTATTCGTTCATCAAAGGGCAAGGCTCAGACCGAGCGTGCTGAAACTAACTTCATAATGTACCTAATGGGTATTACAAGCAAGACTGCTGATGTCCTGACAACAGAATACTTCCGAAGTGGTTTCTTGGCTCGTTTCATCTATGTCACAGCACCAACACCACCTCGCACGAAAGAGTCTGAAGACATCCAACAGGCTGACGAGTATGAGGTTGTAGTTCGTGATGATGTTCTTGAGGCAATGATTAGAAACCTATCTGAAAGCGTTATGTTTTGGCAGAAGAAGGGTGGCTCAGGTCAAAGACCAATTAGGCTAACCCCAGAAGCACTAGAACGCTTCAACAGGTTCAAGTGGGAGATGGGTAACTGGGCTGAGAACCACAAAGAGAAGGACTCAATCGAGCCATCTCGTCAAAGACTTGCCTTGTCAATCTGGAAGTGTGCAGTGCTCTTAGCAATGTATGACAGGTCAGAAGAGGTAACGGAACAGCACATGACAACTGCTATCTACTACTCCGAAGACTGGTTCTGGAATCTTGTAGAAATGGCAGGAGCAATCTCTGCTTCCGAATGGCAACGAGATGTAGACAAACTAGAAACACTGATTATTGATAAGGGAGGAAAGTTGAGATACGAAGAAGCATACAAGAAGTTCAATAACAAGAGAAAGCGTGAGTTTGACGAGATGGTCCAAGCACTACATTCACAGGCTCGTGTTCAACAGGTAGTAGAAAATATGAAAACTTATTTGGAGGTGATTACAAATGAATAGAGCAAGAGATATGTATGTAGCAGAAGCCCTGAACGAAGCAATTTGGATTAGGGATAATGCTGAATCAATTGACAGGGATGTTCTTATGGATTCGATTATGGGTTTAGCGAAATATAAGATATTCTCAGCAAGGCAGATATCAGCAATTACTAATGGACTGGTATCACACACAACAATAAGCAGGATGCTAGATAAGCATGATAGAACTGGAGGTAATTTAAATGTTGGAACACTTGATATTCTTCGTAATATCCTTTATAGCCGTGCTGACGGTAGGACTGATTACAAACTTATACATGATGCTGTGGATAGTGGAACATCACAGGGTATGGTTTCAAAGATTACTGGCATCAGCCAAAGTTCTATTAGCAAAAATATCAAGGAGGTAAAGTAATGGATTATCAAGAATGGATTCAAATTGGAATAGATAACGGCTGGTGTGGCCCAGCAGTCTGCTACACGCACGATGGTGTTCCAACCACCTTTGATGAGGATGAGGCATTTGACCTAGATGACCCATGTATTCACATTGTGCGACTTTATGAAGATAAAGAAACCAAGTATGAAGTCGAACTAAACCACTCTCCAAGCGTATGGAGAAAATAGTTGATAAGGATACTAGGAATTGACCCAGGGGGAACGACTGGTCTTGCTCTTGTTTCTGTTGACAATGTATCAGCCCCGAACATTATTTGGCAGAAGCAAATTGCTGGTGGTCTTGAAGGCTTTCTCAATTTTCATTGGGATGAGTTACTCGATACTAGGATAGACCTGATAGTCTGTGAATCATTCACCCTTAGAGAGGGCGTACATGGCGTAGACCTTACCCCTACATACATTATAGGGGCACTGGAGGCTCTTTATCCGACAATGCCGATAGTTTATCAGGCACCAAAGATGAAGCCTCTGTGCGATGACACAAGGCTAAAGAAGATGGGCTTCTATGTACCAGCCAGGGGACACGCAATGGATGCTGTCCGTCATGTCATGGTATACTTGAGAGGGACTAAACATATGCCAACACTAGATTTAGGATGGGGAGATAATGAATAAATGTAAACTATGCGATATGCTACCAAATGCACAATTGGAGGGTATGCTAAAGCAAGGACTTTCTGCTCGTGAAATAGCAGGACACTTTGACCTAGGCAAGACAACTGTTGCTAAGCACAGAAGTGAGAACCATGTTGCTTCTCACGCTAAGCAAGGTGATGACATGGCTGAGGTTATCTGGCAAGGTGACGAGGGCGAACTTAGAACTGGTGCAATGTCTAACGACATCAATGGTAAGAGCCACGATGAAATCCTGCGTGAGTTTGGGCATGACCCAGATAAGGTAGAGATTGCCACCGTGCTGTGGGAAAAGCATCGTCAATACTGGAGCATAGACCTGAACAAGATGCTGTGGAAGCACAGTTACTCTTTCGGACTTGTAAAGAAAAAGGAAAAAACTATACATGTTGATGTAGATGCAGTCAAGTTGATGAAAGAGATTGAAGTCAAGAAGGCATCTATCCCAAAGGTAAAAGACGGAGAAAAGTCTGTGTTCTGCCTTGACTGGGCTGATTGGCAGTTTGCCAAGTTAGAAGGAGGGGGTTCTGCTGGTTTGATTGAAAGACTACAAAGTGCTTTTGATTCAGCAGAGCAACGCATCGCTGACCTACGCAAGATTGGTCGTCAGTTAGATGAGTTAGTAATCTTCGGTGGTGGCGACATGATTGAAGGTTGTGTAATCTACCCTAACCAGAGCTATGAGATTGACGACCATCGCAGAGGGCAAATCAAGAACACTGTCGCAATGATTATCAAAGGCATCAAGCAGTTGGCACCACACTTCTCTACTGTGCGTGTTGTTGTAGTTCCAGGAAACCACGGTGAACACCGTATTGCTGGTAATCGCACAACCATTGGTGACAACGATGACCTGCTAGTTTTCGAAATGGCACAGGTTGGTATTGAGTCAGACCCTAAGTTTTCTCATGTTTCTTTTGAGATTGCTGACAGAGAAATCTCAATGACAACGAAGGTTCTAAACTGGACCTACGGCTTGACACACGGCGATGTTTATGGTAAGACAGGTGGAACTGGAATCCGTAACAAGGTGTTCAACTGGTATAAGACTATGGCTGGAAACAGACACCCAATCGGGCAGTCTGATGTGTTGCTAACCCATCACTTCCACCACGATGCACTCGAAGATTGGGGGGCAACATTATGGGTACAGAATCCAACAATGGATGGTGGAAGTCACTATTTCAAAGAGGCAACAGGGCACGACACCAAGCCAGGGATGAACAGTTGGGTAGTTACGGAGCAGGAGCGTTTTCAGGACAAGCAGATTCTTCGCTAGAAACCTACTTCGATGAAATTCAAATCGAAGGAATGGTTGGTGCTTTCTTTGTGGAGTATCTCTGTTCCTGTGGGCTTCCAGTTGTAAGGCTTCACAGTGATGGAAGCTTTGGATGCCTACACTGCGACTCTGTGTGTGTAAATATGAGGTGCGTTGATTGTTATGCACTAATGAT